CTAACTGCAATTTAAACAGCTTTCTACAATTCAAAATGGTTTTTAACACCGTCCGCAACTACTTCGCCGAACGCCTTGCCCGCATTACTTCAGAATGGAAAATTTTCCAACAGAAGCAAACTCTCCCGCAAGACCAAGTTCCCGAAATCTCCGACTCTGACATCCGCCGCATGTTCCATGAACAACGCGACTTCCGCACTGAAGCTCAAAAGGCATCCGCCCTTGAAGCCGAATACCAATCTATCCTTGCAAATATGAAACAAAGAAACCTCGACAAACACGAGCCCTTTGAATATTTCTCCCCCGACATCACTGTCCCTCCCGAAGATAGACTACCTAACGCTGGAATACGTCTTATCCCTCACAAGTACCACTCAGGTGCCACTGTTGAAATAAATGACTTTGTCTCAGAAACAGGATACGCACTCGACCCGCTCATCTCGGATCTCATTACTACTGAGTTCCCACGATACCGCACACATGTCGAAAAGTACTGTCGCCCCCTTGGCACTACTTCTGCAACATTCGCTGACTTTAACAAACCACAAGCATACACTGCTCCGCTCGACCCAGAACGTAAAGAACGTGTTTTACAACATGTCATCAAACGTCTGAACGCCAAACCCTACTGCCCACTACATTTCGTAGACACGCAATTCGCTGGACTACCTCTCCACACTGGCACTGGATATCACAACCGACATTCCTTTAAAATCAGAGCTCACGCAAAATATTCACGCCCCGATGAATACGCTGACAAACCTACGTCTAAAGGCTACTTCCTTAACGCATTTCTTGAACACGCACGAACTATCATCCACCGCATCAAAGAAAATCAAATCCCCTACGATTTCAAATTTGACGACCTCAACCCCGACAAAAACTTTTCTGATTTAGCAACCCTCCTTAACCGCTTTTTCAATGAATATCCCACTATGCTATTTACTCGCAATCACATCTCTGACCGTGACGGACGCCTCAAACAACGTCCCGTTTATGCCGTCGACGATTTGTTTCTCCTCATCGAAACGATGCTCACCTTTCCTCTACTTATTCAAGCTAGAAATAAAGACTGTGCTATCATGTATGGATACGAAACAATCCGTGGCTCAAACGCCGAATTAGACCGAATCGCAAAACGATTTCGATCCTTCTTCACCATTGACTGGTCTGAATATGATCAAAGACTGCCCCGTGTCATCACTGACTCCTACTACGAAGACTTCCTTCCCCGACTTATCGTAATAAACAACGGATACCAGCCTACATACGAGTACCCCGACTACCCCGATCTCACCGAAGAAAAGTTGTACACTAGAATGCGCAACCTTCTTTCGTTCCTTCACTTATGGTACAATAACATGACCTTCCTCTCTTTGGATGGCTATGCATATCGCAGAACATTCTGTGGTGTACCTTCAGGTCTGCTGAACACTCAGTACCTAGATAGCTTTGGAAATCTTTTCCTTATTATCGATGGTCTCATTGAGTATGGCTGCACTGACGAAGAAATTGACGAAATACTCCTCTTCATTATGGGTGACGACAACTCCGGTTTCACCAACTGGTCTCTTATCAAATTAGAGAAATTCATCGCATGGTACGAACGCTACGCCGCGCTCCGCTATAACATGGTTCTCTCCAAGACCAAATCAGTAATCACCAATCGCCGTGATGAAATAGAAACCCTCTCTTACCAATGCAACTTTGGTATGCCCGTCCGCCCCCTCGGAAAACTAGTCGCTCAACTCTGTTACCCAGAACATGGTATGGATAGACGCTATATGTCTTACCGCGCCATCGGCCTCGCCTACGCCTCTTGTGGCATGTCCCGACAATTTCACCAATTTTGCCGCGCCATCTACACAACTTTCCTCCCGTACGCCGCCCCTCTGGAATCTGACACTATCATTAAGTTGACCAAGTTTTTACCTGGACAATTCAAAATGTTAGATGCCTACACAGAACAGATCGATCTTACACATTTCCCGACCCTCCGAGAAGTAATCAACAAGATCTCACACTGGCAAGGACCACTCTCCTACGCTCCCAAATGGAACTACGCTCATTTCATAAATGATCCGACTTACTGTGGCCCCTTTCCTATCACACTTTACGATTACGAATTTCTTAATGAAATCCATAATCCGCGTCCTCCCACGCTACCTTATCAGGTGTAATTTCCTACCTTTTTTGTTTTCTTAACGTAACACTTACGATTCAAATTTCTAACCACGAAAAATATCAAAAATCT